GAAGAGAACCCTTTAGAATAGCGATAATCTCCCTGCGATCGCGTTGACTTACTCCTAAAAATTGACGTTTAGGTATTTTCTTAGTGCCTTCTTGTAAATAGGAGGCATAGGGCAATGGACTCCCTACCTCAACCCTTCCTTTTTCAATCCGATACCGAATAGAAGATCGCAACAATCCTTGGCGTTGTAATATTTGCATAATAAAACCCCGACTTGCCTTGTATTTGAGGGTTGATGGTGCTAAGTGTTCCCATTTCTCCCCATAAGGACTCTGTTCCTTTTGGAAGTTCTCATCGGTTGATGCCACCATAAACTGCCCAACTTTATGCAGTTCGGGGGTGAGGTTCTGAAACTTTTTGATTAATTTATTGAGGTAATTCTGAGCTTGGTTGGCGACAAGTTTTAGGGTTAGCACACTTAAAGCCCTCTTTTTTGGTTTTCTGGCTTTTGACTACTTTCCGTCTTTTGTGCAGCCAACCGTTTCTTGTCTTCAAGTAGACTATTATAGGCTACAACCTCATCAAGAACTCGGGTTTTTTCCAAATCGGTAAGTTTTTTGTAGTTCATCTAGTACCTGTTCATATGTTTCTTTTATTATTTTAGCAGAACCTTTTTGGTTGTTAGCCAATTTTTCTGCTGCTTGATTCAAAAGCGTCGAAACTTTTCCTGTTAGCATTTTTTCTTGATCAAATGCCCCTAGTGCTTTTTCTGCAATGTCAGCAATCTCGCTCGACTCCTCTACATTGATTTTATTTCCCGCTTTAGCCAAATCCGAAGCGGCTTTTGATTTTCCAACAGTTGAGAATAGACGCTTTTCCCTTTGCAACTGTCTTTTGATAGCAGACTGAATTTGAGCTTTCTCAATAGCCAAAGAGCGAGATTCGGGGGAAAATCCTAACAAGTCAAATAAACCGCCTTGAGATTCGGTTACGGTTGGGGCGTTTGTTACCATGTCAGACAATTCCTCTATGGTGTCATTGGTGATCTTTTTGCCTTTTTTCTCTTCTTTCTCCACTAACTCTAGCAAGTCCTGTTGTTGGCGGTGATCTTTTATTTTAGAACCAATTACAACAGCCCTTTGTTCGGGGATTTGACCCTGTACCACTCTATTAAATAGAGAGTCACTTAGACTGGCTAGAGCCAAGCCGTCTTCGGCTATTTTCTCCCTCATGGGAACTCCCTTTTTCTCTAAGTCTTGTTTTGTTAAACCAGAATCTCTAAAGAATTTAGCTGCATCCTGAGCATTTCCCCGACCTTCTGCAATATTGGTTAACGCACCAATAGCACGGGCTTCCTCTGGAGATTTAGCATCAATTAATTTTACAGTGACAGATTCGGCATTTAGTTTTTTAGCTAATGCCAATCGGTTGTGACCATTTACGACATAAACACCGCCATCTTTAGGATCTTGCCAAACTTGAAGGATGCCACCCAGGTTAGAATCCCACGTTTTAACTCCCGATAAACTCCCGACTTCTCCCGACTTGGTTTGCTCTCCAATAATCTTGTATTGAAAACGTTTAGGATCTACCTGAATTTTACTAGGATCGGCTTCAGCTATTCCCGAAGACAAGACTTGACCCGCGCCTAGTCGAGAAGCAGCATCATCCCACTTTCCTGCTGGTTTGGGAGTTAGTTTATTTTTTTCTTGTCTCTTGGTCGGATCATCCTGAGCCTCCTTAAACCCTCCCGCCATCGCCTTAACCTTGTCTATTTCCTCTTGAGATGGTTTGTCGGGGGGATCTGATTTACAGTTCTTATTTAGACTGATGCAAGCCTTTCCACAGTTATAGGAAGTGTTACCACACTTAGGTTTTTCCTTCCTAGTAGTCTTAACTGCATCATACCGATAGGTGTACCCTTTGGAAAATTCTTCCCACGCCACGGGGTTAGTGTCCGCGCTGTCTATTCTTTTCCAGGTAAACGGCTTAAAACTTATGGAGTCATCAATCGTAAATTCAAATATACGGGGTCGGGAGGCATCCTTAAATCTACCTTTAATCACATTCCCATTGCCTACTTCAAAATCAACGACCATCACGGGGGAGTTGTAGACGAATGGAAGTGATAGGATTTGCGCGATCGCTAACTTCATCTGAACTTCAGTGGGAATCATATTAGACTGGTTTGCTTTGATGACGGGAGTTGTAATCATAATATTTTAATCGGTGGGTGTGGGGTAATTTAATTTACCAATCTTCAGAGCCGTTAGCTACAAATCGAGCCGACCGTTTCTTCTGTTCTTCAGTGGGTTCCTTTTTGGGTTTAGGAGTCTGTTTCTTGTCTGATTTGGTTGATATTAATGCCCTTTAATTAAATTTCTTCAGTTTGTACATATAATATGCCATCTTTCTCGGTAACACTCTTGACTTTATGTCTGGCATCTTTTGCGACAAGTACCTCGGCTTCACTCTCTTTGTACCGACTTAGTTTCTCAATGGACGCACCCGTTTTATTGACCGAGCTAACAATAACGCCCGCCAATGTTTTATTGGCTTTACGCATCATGGGGTTTGTATATACCCAGGCAACGGACTCTTTAGAAGTCCAAGAGGCATGGGCATTTTGATTGTCTAATACCCCATTTTCGTCCCCTTTAATCCATTCCATTGCCTCCTCTCTGTTATTAAAAACTATCCCCCTGTGAATATCACCATTATAAGGTGTTGAGTTCCTTACATAATCAGAAATAAGCTCTGCTTTCTTGTTAAACTTTCCCTTTTTTTGATCATTCCGAATATCGTTAGAGCTACGAGACCAACCAGAAACAGCAGCAACGGTATCCTCAGCCTCTTTCATGGTCATTGCCTTCCCAGTTTTTACCGCCGCATCATAATATTCCTGAGCATTTTTAGGGGCTCCTTCGTGGGTTCCATCCCCTATTAATTTAGGAGCCTCTTTAACTATTTCTTCTTTCGGGACTAAGGGGGATTCTTGTGGTGATCGCTCCCCTTGAACTTTTATTGCTTTCTGTTTTACTGCCTTTTGTTTTACTGCTTTCTGGGATTTGGAGGATTCCGACTTTAAGTCATTGGGGGAGCTATCAGAATCATCTACCTTGTAACGTTTACCATCTCGGATGACGTGGGTAACATCGCGCATGGAGACGGAATCATCAAACATCCGATCCCCCATTCCGTAGTTTATTTTTGTGGAAACATTCTTGATGGCGACCTTAGCTACTTCCCCACCGTCCGAGTATTTCCATCCGGTCGGAGTATTGCCACTAGAACTCCCTGCATATCCATAAGTGGCTTGTTTTCTTAATAGCTTATCCCCTGGTTTTAACGTCTGCCTTAAATCCTTAGCGGGAATCTTGCCAGATAGTACGGGCGGTAACGGAGCTTCACCTACAATTGATTTTAACTTTTCCCGTTTTTCGGCATATTCTTGACTGTCATAATAATCATAATCTTTTCCATATTTATCTATCATTGCCTTTCCATAAGGTCTTATTTCTGCCTCTGTTTCAAAGTCACCAGCAAGGGCTTTTTTTCTTCTCTCTTTTAAGAATTGTTCCGCCTCAATAACAGGCTTATATTTATCAATATGTTTTTGATAATGTTCCTCATACCCTTTTGGAACCGTCCCATTTTTTTGCGCTGTCAAATATCGCTCATAAGTTTTTTTCTCAAAGTCTAAAGTATCCGCTAAAGCCTCTGATATAGCCTCCTCTGTTCCTTTAGGATCTTTTGAACTGGCAATAATATCCTTATATTGTTGATCAACTGTTTTACCCCCCGCACCCTTAACTCCTGTTGAATTGGGGGTTTGAGATTGTGATTTCTGGTATTTCTCAACTTTTTCGATAAGATCGTCCATTCCGATATCGGTCAAACCTTTAAGGCTTTCTCTTGTTAGGTTTTTTGATTTTAAATAATCATCTAAGGCTGCTTTAAATTGCTTGTCTTCAGCAGCTAATCTTGCCTTTTCCACTTTTCTTTTAGCTAAACCCTCTTTACCTCCCTCAATCAACGCTTTTATGTCGCCAGATTCCATCTCTTGAGACTTTCCTTGTGCGATTTCTCTAACAAGTCTTCTAGCCCTAAGAGATGCGTTTCTATCACCCTTTTTGAAGTCAATTGTCTCATTACGTCCGTCTGCGTCGTATAACCTGAGTCTTTTTAAATTAGGGCTGGCTGGATGATCCGTTAATCTAGCACCCACGATAGCCCGTGACTTTTCTTGACCCTCCGCCTTGACAGACCAAGGGATTCCCTGGACAGATCCGTCTGGTTTCGCAGTCCTCCAACCTTCCATTATTCCTGGCCCCGAATCAATATTGAGGTCGGGTTGTTTTTTGTCATAATTTTTTTGATCTTCACTGGGAGATATTCGCGCTATTTTTGCGTTTTTTTCTAAGTTAAGCAACTGTTGGGCGGATGATAATTTTGTGGTGTAAAGACTTTCAAATGACCTTTTATCAGAGTCACTTACATCAGCATCCGGTTTTGGTTGAGCCTTCTGCAACTTCTCAACCCGTGTCATCACATCGTTAGCAAACTTTTCAGCCTGCTCTCTTTTCTTGAATCTATGACTTGGAGCCGTGTTGCCCTTGGGCGGTTCTCTCAGTACGTTCCCATTCTTATTGATAACTTGCCAACCTAAAACGGGATCGGCGGTTATTCTTAAATCTTTGTAGGAATCAAGGTCGTCTTTTAGGTTGACTGATTTTTTACCAATTTTTAAGGCAACAGGTGGCTGTTTAGCAAGGTCGGTGACAGGGACTTCTGCTTTATCGGGAGAGGGGGTGGGCGCGACTTCCTTAACTTCCTGTGGTTTTGGCGTTAACTTATTATCTTCTTGCTTCTTAGTTGGATCGCCCTGAACAGCTTTAAACTCCCCCGCTGCGGCTCTGAGTTTATCAACTTTCTCCTGGGATGGTTTATCAGGGGGATCTGATTTGCAATTCTTGTTTAAGCCAATGCAGGCTTTGCCGCAGTTATAGGAGGTATTGCCACACTTAGGTTTTTCCTTTCTGACGGTCTTAACTGCATCGAATCGGTAGCAATACCCTTTAGAGAAGTCTTCCCACGCCATCGGGTCAACGTCGCTATCCGTTCGCCTC